ACTCCACTTCTTGTGGTGGGAACTGATGGAAGTGTTCTTCCTACAAGTATTAGTATAGTAAATCCAGATAATAATCAAACTGTTTTTCTAGAAAGTCCTGCTATGGGATTTGCTTCTGCGGTTGAAGTAGAAGAAGGAATTTATTTTGTTAATGGGTATTTTGTCCGTAATGATAAACAAATTTTAGTTATTGATGATTATTATGATAGTCCATCCGCGAAAGTTGGATTTACGATCAAAGAAGAAATCGTAACTCCAGAAGAAGATGTAAGTTTATATGATAATTCTATTGGTTCATCAAACTATACTGCTCCAGGAGCACATAGATTAAAAATTAGTTTATCTTTATCTAAATTTAATCTTAATGCTGCCACAGACAAAAATTTTATTCAACTCATTACAACTCTTCGCGGGGAGGTACAGAGGAAAGTATCACAAACTAATTATAATTTAATCGAACAAACTCTTGCTCGCAGGACTTTTGATGAAAGTGGTGATTACATTGTTGATGATTTTTCTGTAGATATTAGAGAATACGCACAGAAAAATAACAATGGTGGTGTTTATGCTTTAAATGAGTTTGGAACTTATAATGGATTTACAGCAGCAGAAGCAGGTAGGAAAATGCTTGCTGGAATTGGACCAGGAAAAGCATACATCAAAGGATATGAAATTGTCAATAAAGAAACCAAGTATCTTGAGATTAATAAAGCGAGAGAAAGTCTAACAAGCGATAATATCAGATTAAAAGCAAGAGGACTGCCAACTTATAGTATTACAAACACTTATGGAAGTGTTCCCCTTAATAAAGAAGGATCCGATCTAACTGCGTATCCTTTTATTAATCTTTATAGTGTGTTTAATGATGGTTCTGTTGGATTATCAAATACTGAAGATGATTCGGACCATAGACAAACTCTGAATAGAAGAGGAGAATATTTTAATTCGAATGATGCCATTAAAACTATAGTTTTAAATGTAACAAGCACTACTAGTCCATTAGCAAGTATTACAGATTCGACATTTGAAAATCTATTAGGAGATATTTATTTTATTAAAACCAGAGATCTTGCTGGCAATGCTACATCTGTAGGAAGTTTAAAAACTTTGGCATTTGCTAAAGTAAATAAACCACTTTACAATGCTGATCCTGCTATTAAATTTTTAGAACTTACCGTTGCTGGAAGTAAGGAAGATATTGAATTATTGATGCTTGAATATGATCCTGGTGATGCCAATTACGAAAGAAAACTATTCTACAATAATTCTGATGCATCAGTGGATCAAAATGCTATTGGATTCATTATTGATTATAGTGACACGGTAACACCTCTGATCGGAAGAGCAAAACCAAGTAACTTTTTCTTAAAAGAAAGGGGATCGGGATTTAATTCAGATACTGATATTATCCTTTCCAAAGGACGTTTGTCTGAAGGATCTCAAACATACAATGCTATTTTTGGTTTATCATATTTTGATCCAGAGTTTTATACTAAAATTATATTGGATTCAATTCCAGAGTCGGGAACATTTGGTATCGGCAAATATGTATATGGTCTTTCGAGTGGAGCATATGGAGTTGTTGAAGGAGCTCCATCTGGAAAATATTCAATTGGTAGATTACTATTTGTCAAGACTCTTTCTGGAAGATTTAAATCTGGAGAAAGTTTAAGGGATGAAGATTCGAATAGTATAAAAATTGCGAAAGACAATACAATTTCCCATTTTGTAGTTGCTAATCGCGGTTTAGGATATGCCGATGGATCCAATCTTGTTATTAATGGTGTTGAGTATGACTCTTCTGTTGTTGATTTACAGCGTCTAGCTAATGGATCATTCTATTCTGCTTTAATTAATAATAAGAGTGCGTTATCAACTGAATACGCACAACCACCAGAAGTTACGATTAAGCAACCAGATGGTTCTGCTACTCCATCTCAAGGCGCATCTGTTCTTGCTGTTCTCACTAGAAATTCAGTTACAACATATTCCCCCCAAAATGTTAAATCCTTAGCATCTGCTTTTGGATCTGGTGGTGCTAACGTTTTTACTGCCGATGTGGTTATAGATGATCAAAAATATTCTGAAATTAAATCTGTTACAGAATATACATTCTTTGGAAATAGAGGATATAATTTCATTGAATCTACCAGTTTTAATGCAGACGCCACAAATGCTTTACAGCAGGGAGATTTAATTCAATTCTCTGATGTTGATAATAACATTGTAAGAACAACAGTTCAATATGCTACTATAAAATCGGGACCACAAAAGTCCAGAATTTATCTGGACATGATGCTTCCTGGAGATGTTGTCAATACAAGTGTTGTAAGGTTGCGTCCCAAAGTTGAAAATTCAAGCAAGGGAACATTACTTTTCCCAACAGGCAGTAAGCAAGTTAAAAAGATTGTTTCTTCACCAGAAAATACAAATATAAAGTATTTCTTCCGCAGAGACTTTGTTACCACTGCTTCGTCTTCTGGTGGTATTATCAGTTTTGCAGCACAATTGGAATTTGGAACACAAAGATTTGCTGAATTTAGCGAAGATAATTATATTATTACTGTTTTGGATCCTGGTGATGCTCCAAACATTTCAAAGGGTGATATTGTATATGTTGATAAAGATCGTGTGGCAGTAACATCGTCTACTGATACTGTCAGTGGATTGACTGCTGGTAGTATTACATTTACACTTCCGTCAACTTATTTTGGAATTATTCCACAAAATGGATCATATCCCAAAATTAAATTGACAGCAACGGTAGAAGTTTCTAATGCAAAACCAAGACTAAAAACAGCAATCAAAAATAGAAGAATTGTCATTACTTCTTCTGGCGATTCTGTAATTCCTTTGAGAGGAACTGATTATGATAGTGAAGTTATTGAAGTTATTTCATATTCTGATGCCTATAAACTTAACTATGTCTACGAAGGCAGTGCTACTCAACCTCCCGATGTAGATTCGGCAGGTAATCTTGTTTCTGGAGTAGATGTAACTGACAGATTTACATTTGACAATGGTCAGAGAGATACAATATATGATGTTTCTAGAATTGTTTTAAAACCTGGATATGAAGAAACCAGAGGTCAGTTAGTTGTATCATTTGATTATTTTGATCAGTCTCAGGGTGACTTCTGTACTGTTGATAGTTATGTTCATGAAGCAGGAGTTACTGAGGATGAAATTCCATCTTTTAATTCATCTGTTCTAGGTACTGTTGATTTAAAAAATGTTATTGATTTCCGACCAAAAGTTGATTCTGCTAAAACAGTTGCTGGATTCCAAGATGAATCTTCATTATCAATTACAGTTGGATCTTTCTCTGGATCGGGTGCTGTAGTTGCTTCTACACCTGCTCCAGATAGCAATTTACAATATACATTATCGTTTAGTCAAATTCAATATCTAGATAGGATTGATGGTGTCTTCCTTAATAAAAAAGGTAACTTTATCGTAAAAGAAGGAAACTCTTCATTGAATCCATCTAAACCAGATCTAATTGAAGATGCGATTCCATTATTCTATGCTTATATTCCAGCATATACAAAGACTAGTAAAGACGTAAGAATCACACCAGTTGATAATCGTCGCTTTACAATGCGTGATATTGGTAAATTAGAAAAACGTATTGAAAGACTAGAATATTATACATCACTTAGTATTTTAGAGCAACAAGCTCTTAATATGCAGGTTAAAGATGAGATTGGTTTTGATAGATTTAAGTCTGGTTTCCTCGTAGATAATTTTGAAGCTCATAGGTCAGGAAATCTTTCATCAATTGATTATCAGTGCTCTATTGATTCACAACAATCTGTTTTGAGACCACAATCAAATGAAGACTCATTTATTTTAAAAGAGTTTAATACTAGAGAAGATCAAAGATTTGTCTCTGGTTATAAAAAATCTGGTGATATTATCACTTTACCATATACTTCTAATGAGTCTATTATTGGAAATAATTTTGCTTCGAAAACAATAAATCCAAATCCTTTTGTTGTCTTACAGTATGTTGGAGAATCAACTCTTTCTCCAAGCATTGATCAATGGTATGATAAATCAAAAGAACCAATTATTGTAGATACAAATACTGATTTATATAAAATCTTTTTATCAAAGGTAAGTCTAAAAGAAAGTTTTGCTAGTTTACACAATTCTTTCATTATCAATTGGGTTGGTGCCGCTCCTTCATTTACATCAATTAATTCTCTTGGTGAAGTCAATAGTGTAGATTCTGAAAAAACTGTTGATATCGCATCAGTATCAAGTTCATCAAACATTAGTCCACAAAACAATGATACAGGAAAGGGAGTTCAAACAAAAACTGTAAGGGGCAACAAAGTTGCAACGTCTTTACAGTTCTATGCTCGCAGTGTTCCTATCAAGTTTACTGTTAATAGATTAAAACCAAACACAAGAGTTTATGTGTTTTTAGAGGGAAGAGATATTAGTGCTTGGGTCAATCCAGACTTAAGATTTACTGGAATTGCTGGTAATTCTCTTTCTGCTTTTGGTGGAGCAATCACAACAGATTCTAATGGTAATGCGAGTGGTTTAATTTTGCTTCCATCTGGTCATCCACCCAGAGAGAATACAACATGGACAAATGATGTCACTACGGTAGATTATGATACCTCAAGAGAAGCAGTAGAAATACTGACAGGACTTAAAACTTTTAGATTTACATCAAGTTCTACAAACGAAAGTAAATCAACAGTAGATACTTATGCAGAAGTTAAATACTATGCTACAGGTATCTTACCAGAAAATCCATCTGGTATTGTTTCAACAAAACCAGCATTCTTCAAGTCTAATGAAGGAATTCAATTTATCAACAGCAATACTGATAACCCAATTAGACCAAATCCACTTGCTCAAACATTTAAAGTAGAGAACTACAGTGGTGGATTATTTGTTACAGGTGTAGACTTATTTTTCAATAAAAAAAGTTCAAATATTCCCATTAAAACTTATATCACCAATGTTGATGCTGAAAAACCAGGAAAAAATATTATTCCTGGATCGGAAAAAGTTTTACTCCCATACACATATATCAGATTTTATACAAACGGTAACGTGTATGTTACTAGAGGTGAGAATGTAACTGGTTCTACATCTGCTGCCAGTGGTCCTATTCAAGCAATCATTGATAAAAATGGCACTGAGTTGGTTCCATCCTCTACTGGTAGATATCTATTGACCAATGAACAAGTCTACACTATGGTTCTCAGTAATCATAATGGAAGATCATTTAACCAAAATGAAACCCTAATTATTCCCTCAGTAACATTAGCAAACAATACTGAAGCAACTGGTTCGGTATTAACAATTGCTAAAGACAGTGGAAAATTATCAGATATTAAAATTATCAATACTGGTGATAATTATGATAGCGCAATCATCACAATTGAAAGTCCTCAATTGCCAGGTGGATCAATTGCTACTGCTACTGTAGAAGTTTCCAATGGAAAAGTTTATAATGCAGAAATTACTTTGAATGGATTTGGTTATACTGAAGCACCATCTGTAGTCATCAGAGGCGTTGGTAATGGCGCTGGAGGATGCTTGATTGAAACTAGTATTGATATTGATACACCTGCTGTTAGAATGGGCGTAGCAGTCGATTCTGAGGGTGTTACAGAGTCAACTACACCAACTCATTTTGCTTTTGATTATCCAGTATATTTACAGAATGATACAGAATATGCTCTTGTAGTTGAAACAGATTCTGTTGATTACTACATGTGGGTTTCTAGACTTGGCGAAACAGATCTTTCTACGAGTACGATAATTACTACTCAACCATCTCTTGGTTCTGTGTATAGATCTCAGAATACTGAGAGTTGGACTGAAGATAATTTCGAAGATATTAAATTTACATTATACAAAGCAGAGTTTGATATTTCTAGAGATGCTGAATTAATTCTTGTAAATGAAGATACTGGTTATGAACTATTGGATAATAATCCATTCCAAACAAATGCTACTGCTAACACACAAGCGACTTCTAAATTATTTGGCAATAATAATTATATCATTAATGTAAATCATCGAGATCATGGATTTGAAGATTCTGGAAACTCTTATGTATTCTATAGAACTGCAAAAGAAACTGGAGGTGTTACTGCATCTGTTCTGAATGATTCTTTATTCCAAATTAAAAACAGTGGTATAGACACTTATAATATTACATCTGCTGTTTCTGCTACTGGTAATATCAATGGAGGTGGAAATAGTGTTTACGCTTCATATAATAGAAAATTTGAAGTTCTATATCCACAACTTCAATATCTATCATTTAGTGATACCAGTATTGAAACAACTGTCAAAACTACAAATATTGTTCCCGTAGATTCTGATACATCTAATTACACTTCATATTCTCAGACAGCATATGAAAAGACATTCTTAAATGAACCACATTTCTTTGATAATCAAAAAGTAATTGCTTCACAGATTAATCAAACTTTGAATAATATAAATGGATCATTATTATACAAATTATCCCTTTCTTCATCATCAACAGATGTATCTCCAGTTATAGATCTTTCTTCTAGTAGCGTAAAATTAGTTTCCAACAGAATTGAAAATGCGTCTGGTCAAGAAGATAGGTATGGAAGAAGAGATCAAATAATCAAATTCTTCCCAGTATATAAATTTGAAATTTCTGGTCCTGTTGGAGTACAAATTCAACAAAATCAATCTGTTGAAGGATACAATTCAAATGCTGTTGGTTTTATAGCACGTATGGATGGTAGCACAGCATATGTTATATTAAAAACAACACAATTATTCCAAAGAGGAGAAAGATTGTCTCTTGGTAATCAACCAACACTGGTCGAAGATGTCAATGGAGAAGATTTACCTGCTTCTACAGTAAGTACAAATCCAACTCAAGTATTTACTAATATTGCTGATGCTGAAATTATTGTAGCACGAAATCCTTCTGTTATTTTAGAAACATATGATAATATTATCACTGGTAAAACTGTTATTTGGAATAATAAAACACAAGAATTGACCGTGAGAGTTGATACTCAACCAATTGCTGATGATTTTACTGGAAGAATACAAGATAATGATGCGTTTAACAGAAACTCTGTTGTGAATGATCAAATAGATGACATTTTTAGAGTAGGTGATATTGTTAAGTATGCAAGTCAATCCGATGAAGATGCTAGACTTCTAGAAATTCAATCAATTTCTTATACTTCTGGTGTTAATTATGTTTCTGATAACACATCAAAAAATAGTTCTTCTGTAGCAAAATATGTTACAAGAGAAGTGTCTATTAGCAATCCAGGAACAGCAATCGATGTACATTTGACTCTCAATGTAAAAGATATAAAAGATGTAGAAGTTTTATATAAGTATAAGAAATCTTCTAGTCAAGAAAATTTTGATGATCTTGAGTGGATTTATTTTAATGATAATGGTCAACCTGATTCATTAGAAATTGCTAATTCCGAAAACACTATTTCAGGAATCGTTGAAAAACAATCCTCATATCAAGATATTACATATAGTGTTGCTGACCTTCCAGAGTTTTCATCGTTTGCTATAAAAATAGTTATGAAAGGAACTGACCCCGTATATGTTCCTAAGATTCAAGATATTCGTGCTGTTGCTGCTTTCTAATTTCCGCATATGACTTACATCAAAGTAAAGGGGCATGATGGTCTCGTTAGGGACGAGACCACAGGTGCTATCTTGAATCGTAGCGATTCTGCTATTGAAGCAAGACGTAAACAAAGACAATTAAATTCCGCGTTAGATGACATAAATATGTTGAAGGATGAAATCTCTGAAATTAAATCCCTACTTAGAGAGTTAGTAAAAAATGCCAGCAGTTAACGTCGCTACAACTGATACCTTTGAAACTCAAAGGCAGAAGATCAACCAGATTGGTGATCAAATTTTCAGTATCTCTCAAGGCGGTAGTGACCTTGCTACTGGCAATTTAAAGTTAGGAGACGGAACTAGAACCGCTCCATCTTTAGCATTTACTTCAGATAATTCTTTAGGTATTTACAAAGCAGAAGAAAAAACATTTGGGTATGTTTCAGATGGATCCAAGTTAATAGATTTTGGACAAAGTTCTATTAATTCATACAAAGACTTTGTAATACAAAGAAAAATTCTTGTTGATTCTGGTATATCAATTTTAAATTCTGGTGCGAATTATGATGCTGGTACTTATTCGGAAATTCCATTAATTGGAGGAACTGGAACTGGATCAACTGCTACTATAACAGTAGTCGAGTATGAAGGTACTATTGTAAGCGGAAAAAATTATTTTCCTGGAACTTTTAATACAGTACTTTTACAAGGCGGTGTTGGTTCTAATGCTCAAATATCTTTTACCGTAGAACCAGTAGACGGAGAAATTTTAAATTCTGGATCTGGATATGTACCAGGAACTTACACTGATGTTCCCTTAACAAATATAACTGGAATTGGAACAGGAGCAACTGCAAATATTATTGTAGATGGAGATACTACATTAGAAGGTACTCTTAATTCTGGAGGAAGTGGATACGCGCCAGGTTTAGTAAGTGCATCACTTTTAAATAATCCCACTCAAACCTTTAATGTTCAGGTAGCAGCAAACGCTGGGACACCACCACCAGACAATGTATATGTGATTGGTGGCGTACAAAGGCAGTCTTTAAACTTAATAAAAGGAAATACATATAGATTTAATTTAACAGATTCTAGCTTAGTTGGTCATCCATTTGGATTTGCTACAGCAGAAGGTCTTTTATTAAGTGATGAATACTATACAATAGTAGAAAAAGGTATTCAAGGAAATGGAATAGCGGCATTTGTAGATATTGTTATTTCTCCCAATGCTCCAACAGAAACTATAATTTATAGATGTAGTGTTCATGAAAACATGGGTGCTAATATTAATATTATTACTGGTGCTGCTGGCGAATATGGTACAGGAATTACAGCAGATCTTGAAATAATTGGTACTAGTGTTTCTTCAGTTACAATTACAGATTCTGGACAAAATTACAAAACAGGAGATCAATTAGAACTTTTTACTCTAGATGCCAGCACTGGTTCTGGTTCTGGATTTTCATATAGTATCACAAATACAGTTTATACAGGAGAAATATCATCAGTTACAATAACATCAAGTGGTTCAGATTATGAAAATGGAGATATTTTATCTGTCAATAATTCTTCTTTAAATAATTTTGGATCTGGATTTCAATATGCTATATCATCAAATCCTGGAAAAATTGAAACAATTATTTTTACTGATAGGGGAGTAGGGTATCAATTAGGAGATGTATTAACACTTCCAGGAGAAGTTACGAATATTTCCACAACGTTAAACAGCAACGTAACTGGATTGTCCGCTACTTTATCTACTAGTTCTACAACCATAACTGTCTCATCAACTTCTGGAATTATTCCAGGGATGAACGTAGAAGGAGATTTTGCTGATGATGGTCAACTTGCTCCAGGAACTACTGTAGTTTCAATTATTGATTCGACTACATTAACTTTATCTCAAAATCCCACTGCAGATGGAAGTGCTAATTTAACATTTTCCACTGTACAAAGCAACAATGAAATAACTGTTTCTTCGGTTTCAGGAATACAGGTTGGATATGATGTTGTAAAAGTCTCTGGTAGTGGAGAATTAGCAGAAAATACCGAAATTACTAATATAGACGAAACAAATAATACTTTAACTTTATCTGCTTCTCCAACTTTAGCTGGAAACGTGGTATTAGATTTTATACCAAAATATGGCATTCCAACAGAAGATTTTAGTTTTACTATTGATGTTTTGGGCAAAATTGACTCAATATCAATAGATGATGGAGGGAATGGTTACTCTGTTACCGACGAATTAACTGTAAATCCATCTGATTTAACGGAACCAATTACATTTAATGTAACAAGTAAAAATCTACAGACACTTACTTTTTCTAATACTTATCCTGATAATACGTTTTCTGTAGGGGATATTGTAAAAAAAGTTGACGGAGAATTAGTTTCAGTATCCATTTCAAATTCGGGAAATCCATTAAGTCAAACTACAGTTACCCAATCTTCTACACTAAGTATCTCAACCCCAGTAATTGTAGTTTCAAATACTGCTGGAATTGTTGCGGGAATGTCAGTAGCAATTGATCTTGGGAGCACGGGACAAGTTGCTTTTGGAACAACTGTCTTAAGTGTTGACAGTTCAACTCAATTAACTTTATCACAAAATCCAACTGTTGATGGTTCATCATCTTTAATTTTTACTTCCGATGAATCTGCTTCATATACATCAATTTCTTTCACTACATCTGGTGGTGGTATTGGCGGAACTCTTGATGTTAATAGATCTACTGATGGTTCTGTAAGCAACGTATCTATAAATGATCCTGGATATAATCATTCTGTTGGAGATGTACTTTCGATTAGTGGTACTGATATTGGAGGAATTTCTCCAGATAATGATTTAGAAGTTACTGTAGATTCTATATCCGAAGAATTAGAAACAGAAATTTATGTCATCAATTCTAGTGGTGGTAATATTGATTCAATTGTAGTAGAAGAAAGATCACTTTCAAATTCCGACGTAATAGTGAAAGTTCCTGTTACTGGTGGTTCTACATTATATCAATTAAATTCGGCTTCTGATTCTTTTTCAAGATTTTTTATTGATAACGATTATATACCAAATTTAACTTTATATTCACAAAATATATACGTTTTTGATTATTCTGACCCATCAAATGAGGGGCATTTATTTACATTAAGTAAATTTAGAGGTGGATCAAAATCTCCAAGCTTGGTAGAAAACGTTACAACAACTTTATCCAGTTCTTCTAATACAATAACAGTTTCAGATTCGACTGGAATACTGGAAGGGATGCTTGTTATAACAACAAGTGGGTCTGGAGTTTTACAAGAACAAACATTAGTTTCTAGTGTAAACGGTAATACTGTAACTTTAGATAAAAATCCTGCTGTAGATGGTCCAGTAACATTATCATTTTCTGGCGTACCATATACTGAAGGTGTAGAAAGATTATCATCATCTTTAAAAATTACTATTAGAGATGATACTCCAAATTTATACTATTATTGTTCTTTATCCACAGAAGGACACGAAGATGAAGGAGGAGAGGACAATCAAGAATCTTTATTAACTATAGATTTAAATAACCCAAAAGTATTTGGTTCTGGATTCATTCTACTTGTTGAAAGTTTAAATTCTACTGATGTTATATCAAGTAATATTTCAACAGGACTTCTAACAGCAATAGATTTTTCTGGAGGATCCATTGCTGTTGATGAGGCCACAATAAGCAATAGTTTAAGTACTGGTACTTTATCGGCAACATCAATTACAACTGATTCTCTATCATCTGATTCAACATTATCAATATCTTCTCCAGTAAATTTTGGCGGAAACGTTAATATAGGAAACTCAATTCAAATAATTTCGTCTTCTGGTAATATTACTTCCACGGGAATTTTAAAAACCACAAATTCTTTAAATGTTAATGATGTTATTGTTATTGATAATACAATTTCATCTACTTCAGGAAATGATTTAATTTTATCTCCTCCCGTTTCACAGATAGTAAAAATTGATTCAACTACAGCTATATCAATTCCGTCTGGAACAACGGGTCAAAGACCATCAATACAATCTGGAGAAGGCAACGGTTATATTCGCTTTAATACAAATTCAAACCAATATGAAGGTTATAGTGCGTCTAATCAATCTTGGTCTTCTTTGGGTGGGGTAAGAGACCTAGATGGAAATACCACGATTTTAGCAGAAGAAACTGTAGGTGCTAATGATAATACTTTATGGTTTATTAATGACAATATAAACACCATTAAATTTACCCCACAATATCAAGAATTTGTTAATGTAAAAAAACTTCGTTCCGTAAATACTTCTGCTCCAGATTATGAAGATTGGACAGCAAACACTCCAGTATTTACTGGAGATTATTTAAAATACAGAAATAATATCTACGAAGTAACTGCTGATGGAACTACTGGAAGTAGTGGCAACGAGCCAACAGATACCACTGGAAATACTTTTTCTAACGGAACAGCAACTCTTCAGTATTTTACTACAGCAGTAGCACCATTAACATTTGAAGAGATTTCAGAACTTCGTGTAGACCCATTAGGATTTACAGACTTGGTTGTTAATGGGGATTTGAGATTTTCAAATAATGTTATTTCAACTGATATTAGTGACCTTGTATTAAGACCAAATTCTGGACAAAAAGTTACTGTAAATTCAAATACATCTTTAGTAATTCCAGTTGGAGACGATAATTCTAGAGGTAATGCTGCTATAGGTTCTATTCGTTTTAATACTTCTATTCTTCAATATGAAGGATACGATGGAACTAACTGGTCTTCTCTTGGTGGTGTTCGTGATGTAGATGGTAATACATATATTATCCCAGAAACTTCTCCTGGGGCAAATGAAAATATTTTATATTTTTATAATAATAATCAGAATACTTTAAGAGTAACTACATCTCAAATTGAACTTGATACCATTGATACTTTTGCTTCCGTAACTAGTGATGTTATAAACTTCAATGCTGCTACTTTAACTTTTGATAGTCTAGCAACTACTTTAGATAATACAAGTTCTACAGAAACTTTCTTATTCTCAACTAAAGATAATTTTGACTTTGGTCTTTCAGTTGGATTAACTACAGACCCTCTAGTTAGATTGACAACTGATGGCGAAATTTTCTACAACTCTGGTTTTGGAACTGGTGTATATGAAGGACTAAGATTATTAGATGGAGATTTGAAGCAGTTTGAACTTTCTGATGTCAAATTAGTTACGTTCAAAACTACTCTAGATAAAGGAACTATTAATCAAGGAGCAGCAATTCTATACAATCCTTCAATTCACGAATCAGCAAAAGTTCAAATTGTAGCACATAATACTACAACGGGAGATAAAGAATTTATTGAATATAGTGTTGTGGATAACGGCACAGATATTTTCTATACTGATTTTGGTAATATAAAAACTGGAGAAGAATTAATTTCAACAGAATTTGACTTTAATGCTTCAAGTGAAGTTCGTGTTACTTTTATAGCAAATACGAATTTAACTAATGGTGACCAAATAGACATAACAGTAGTATCAAACATCATCAAGAGGTAAAATGGCAAGTAACTTAAAAACTTTAGATTCTTTAGGTGGATTTTCTGTAGAAAATACTACAATTATTAATGAGACTAAAGATGTAAAAAATGTAAATTCTTTAGAAGTAAAAAATTCTTTTTATGACGATAGTGTAACGTCTCATTATATTTTGAGGGGAGTTAATACTACAATTTTATCTGTTGATGATATTGGAACTCAGATTATT